AAAATTTGCGAAACGATTTTTATAAGACCAGAAAGGATAGAGGGTCTAACCCATCTGCGTATGCATATGAATGTAAGACATGTACTATATGGAGAGTGAAACGTAAACGTAAACGTAAAACTCCTTACGGTGACTACCCCGATTGGTGATTCACGTCTTGTTTCCCCAGTGGAAACATGCCTTTTAATAAATAATTTCAGCATTGTAAATTGGAATCCCATAGGAGATTAATCTAATGGCATCAACACAACTTTCCCCAGGAGTTGCCGTATTAGAGAGAGACCTCACCAATGTAGTAAATTCGACTGTTGATAACGTCGCTGCTATAGTAGGTGCATTTGAAAAAGGTCCTGTCGAAGACATAGTAACTATTACAAGTGAGAAGGAGTTGCTCTCAACATTTGGTAAACCAAATGAGTTAAACTACGAATATTGGTTTACTGCAGCTCAATTCTTACTTTATGGCGGGTCGCTCCGCGTAGTGCGTGCAGATAACACAGCACTTAAAAACGCTATTGACACAGCACAATTCACTATCACATCCTTTAGTGCAACTGACACAACACTTACTGTTGAATCAGCAACTGACTTTGATGTGAGCGATGTGTTATTCATCGACGCTGAATTGATGGTTGTGCAGTCTGTCAACGGTCTAGACGTAGTCGTCTCTAGAGGACAGATGCAAACATCTGCTGCATCACACGCTGCAAAATCACAGATTACTCTTATTGAAGCCGCAGGCACATCTTCTACAATTAACGAAGGTTCTACATTTACATCATCTGACACTACACTTACAGTTACTTCTGCTACTGCACTTGCAGGAAGCACAAACTCATACATCAGAATTGACGATGAGTTTTTAAGAATCTCTGGTGTAGCTGGGGACAACCTCACAGTCGAGCGCGGAGTATTGGGTTCTACTGCTGCTGCTCACACTGATGGGTCAACTGTTACACTTCAAACTGTAACTGCTGCAAAGACAGAAATCAACGAGCAAACATCTACTGGTGTTACCGCTCCACTTATCAAATCAATGAGTGTCTATGAGGCATCTGTTGAAAATGCTTCTAACAACTGGAAGTGGGCAGGAAGGACTGCAGGAAAATTCGCTAACTCATTACGTGTTGTAATGACAGACGCGGGTGCTGACCAAGTCTTATACCTCGCAGACCCAACATCTACCGAATGGGAATTCACAGAAAATGCTGATTTAGCATTCTCTTCCGCAAACATCTACGGTAAGGTTTATTCTTACACCGTGATTGTTACTTTCGAGGCGGGTGCAACCATGGTTGGTGCATTTGAGAAAGACAACTTTATCACTGCTGTATCTGGTGGTGTTACTGGTCGCGTTGTTGCATGGGATTCTGAGACTCGTAAGTTAGAGTTAACCATCGATGACACTGCATCAGACATCATCGAAATTGGTGATACAATCACTGAGTTAGCAAATAACTCTGGCTCACCTGGCTCTGCTACAGGAGACAGCGCAGTCGTATCAAGCGTTTCACGTCAGTTACGTGTTTCACTTCTTCCACAATCACCTCTCTTCCAACCAAACCAGACTGTTGTTGACAAAAACGCTGCAACAATCTCTATCGCTAACGTTGAGTCTGACTACTTAACACGTAGTTACGGTCTTAACACAATGTGGACAAACATTGCTCCACGTCCTACAACTTCTGCATGGGTAGAAGAAAGAGGAGGACACAATGACTTGATGCACATCTTGGTCATTGACGGAGACGGATTGTTAACAGGCACACCTGGCTCAGTTGTTGAGAAATTTACAGACGTATCTAAAGCATCCGACGCTAAGTCACCTCAAGGTGACAACATCTACTATAAAGATGTAATCAAAGCAAGGTCTCAATACCTCTTCTGGGGTAGTCACGAAACAGGTGATATCTACGATAAAGACCCTAACGCATCTGGCGGTTTCGGATTATCAGGTATTAACAGAGAGTTTGACCTTATCAAGTCTTCTACATCAATCAATGATTTAGATGACCCAACAGGCACTAACCCTCTTGCAAAACCTTTACTTGGCACAAAGCATCAGTCAACTATTAGATATGCATTACAGGGTGGAGTCGATGGTTACTCTATCGCACGTCCAGAAACACTTTCTGCATATACACTATTCAATGATGCTGAGACTATTGACATTGACTACATCCTTATGGGGTCTAGCATGTCTTCTCAGTCAGATACAATCGCTAAGGCACAGCACATTATCTCGATTGCATCTTCAAGAAAAGATTGTATGGCATTCATCTCTCCATTCAGAGGTGATGTTATAGGACAACCAAGCACAAACGACATCGTTACTAAGACTATTGATTACTTCGATGCATTATCATCTTCCTCTTATGCGGTATTTGATAATAACTACAAGTATATCTACGATAAGTATAACGATGTATATCGTTACATTCCTTGCAACGGAGATATGGCAGGACTTGTGTTAAGCACAACTCTTAACCAAGAGCCATGGTTCTCTCCTGCAGGATTCAACAGAGGAAACATTCTTAACGCAATCAAACTTGCTTACTCTCCTCTAAAAGACCACAGAGATAGACTATATGCTGCAAGGGTTAACCCAATCGTAGCATTCCCAGGCGAAGGTATTGTCCTCTTCGGAGACAAGACTGCACTTGGATACACATCTGCCTTTGATAGAATCAACGTCAGACGTCTATTCCTTGTGATTGAGGAAGCAATCGCAGAGGCAGCTAAGAATCAACTCTTTGAATTAAATGATGAGTTTACTCGTCAACAATTCAAGAACATTGTTGAGCCATTCCTCCGCTCAGTCCAGTCAAGACGCGGTGTTGTAGACTTCTTAGTAGTCTGCGATGGCACAAACAACCCACCTGAGGCTATAGATAGAGGTGAATTCTTCGCTGAAATCTTCGTTAAGCCAACAAGGTCAATTAACTTCATCACACTTACATTCACCGCAACTAGGACTGGTGCTAGTTTCGCTGAAATCGTTAACTAATTAGAGGTAACTTTTAAAAATGTCTAGTAATTACGTCAATTTACCCATCACCGATTTCAGAGACAAAATCGGTGATTTAGCACGCCCCAATCTGTTTCACATCGAAATGGGTTTCCCACAAATACTTGCGGAAGGTGTGAATTCTGGTGGTAACGCTGGTACAATCAAGACTCAGCAAGAGAATCTTGATGGAGCTAGCAGTGTTTCCAACCCTGCTGCAGCTGGTATCACAACTGTGCTTGCAAAAGCAGCAAATATTCCTGCATCAACTGTTGGTGTTATCGACGTCCCTTATAGAGGTCGTGTGCTAAAGATTGCAGGAGACCGCACATTCGAGCCATGGACAATTACAGTCCTTAACGACGCGGGATTTGCACTTCGCTCTAAGTTTGAAGCATGGTCTACACAGATTCAAGCATTACAACAAAACTTACAAGGCGCAACTGCTCCTGACAAATACCAAGCAAACGCTGTAGTTAAGCAGTTTGATAGACAGGGTAGACCAGTAAGGTCTTACGACTTCCAAGGTATTTGGCCTAGCAACATCTCTGCTATTGACTTAGCATGGGATAGTAACGATACTCCTGAGGAGTATACAGTTGAATTCCAAGTACAATACTGGACTTACGCTAATAACGAGTCTAACTTAGGTAACGGTAAGCAGCAGTTTGGTAGTGTAAACTTAGGTATAGGAGAGAGATTCCAGTAAGGAATTGATTTATACCAGTTTTGTGGTATAATAAATAAAATAGTAAAGAAAGCGGGACGGTTGAATGTCACAATTATTTGGTTATTCGCTTGAGCGCAAAAAGAAGGAATCCCAAAAGGGTCCTTCTTTTGTGCATAAAGATAGTGATGATGCAGCGCAACCCATAGTAGCGGGTGGTTACTTTGGGCAGTACGTTGACTTAGGTGACTCCGCGAATAAGTCTAACGAAGTAGACCTCATTGGTAGATACCGTGAGATGTCTCTTCACCCAGAAGCTGATGCAGCAATCAGCGATATCACCAACGAGGCAATCGCGGGTGACCTAGATGACCACCCAGTAGACATAGAGTTATCTAACTTACCAGTTTCACAAAGCGTAAAGAATAGACTTCGTGAGGAGTTTGAAAATATATTGTCTTTACTAGACTTTGACAGACGAGCATACGATATTTTCCGTAGATGGTATATCGATGGTCGTCTTTTTTATCATAAGATGATAGACCCAGACGATCCTAAGAAAGGTATTACTGAGTTAAGGTATATTGACCCTCGTAAGATTAAAAAAGTAATCGAATACGATAAACCAAAAGACCGTATATCACCTGTAGACCCACAGGTAAATGCGCTTATACCTAAGGCAGTTGAGTATTTTATATACAGTCCAAAGGGTTTACGTGGATATGAAAATCAAGGTATAAAGATTGCCACAGATGCTATTTGTTTCTGTCACTCAGGACAAATGGACATGCAACGCAACTATGTGTTGTCACATCTACACAAAGCTATCAAAGCTCTTAATCAATTACGTATGATTGAGGATAGTTTGGTGATATATAGATTGTCCCGCGCTCCTGAGCGTAGGATTTTCTACATTGATGTAGGTAATTTACCTAAACAAAAGGCAGAGCAATACCTCCGTGAGGTTAT